CTACTGGCTCGCCCAGACGATCCGGGCCATGAACGCGAGCTGCTCCAGCGGCACCGTGCGGTCGTCGTGGCTGGCGTTCAGGGAGGCGAGTTCGATCCGGCTGGCGGTCTGGCGGACCAGCTGCTTGGCCATCACCTCGCCTTCGGCCGTCTTGACCACCACGCGGTCGCCGCGGCGCACGGCGGCCTGCGGCGAGACCACGATCAGGTCGCCGTCGCGGTAGACCGGCTCCATCGACTCGCCGCTGACCTCGAGCGCGTAGGCGTGCGGGTCGCCGACGTGCGGGAACAGTACCTCGTCCCAGCCGGCCCCGACCGGAAAGCCGGCGTCGTCGAAGAAGCCCTGCTGGCCCGCCTGGGCGTGGCCGATCACCGGGATCCGCTGGGCCAGCGCCTGGCCCGAATCGTCGCCCACCAGGCTGACGAATTCCGCCAGCGAGGTGTTGGTCGCGCGCAGCACCTTGGCGACCGATTCCGTGCTCGGCCAGCGCGGCTTACCCTGCGCGGTCATCCGCTTCGACTTGTTAAAGGTGGTCGCGTCCAGCCCGGCCCGGCGGGACAGCCCGCTGGCCGACAGGCCGTGCGCGTCCGCGAGGCGGTCGATCGCGCGCCAGATGTCCCCGTGCCGCAACATGGGAACATGATCTTATAGCCTGGGACGTCATGCATTAGGAAGAAATTCCGATTTTCCCCTTGCGGCGGGACTGCAACCCGGTATGTTCTGTTTATGTTCTTAGCGCATCGCGCGCCGGAATGCAACCCACGGGAGATAATGCATGTCTCAAACTCGATTCGTTCCGCGCCCCGCGACGGAGTCGGACGGCGAGCCGTTCGCCGACGCGGAGGCGGCCTGGTTCTGGTACGTGCAGTGCCGGCTGGCGCAGCTCGACGGGGCCCGGGTCGGCGCCCGGGCCGGGGCGGTGACCCGGCCGTGCGAGCCGCTCGACGTGCTCGCGGTGGTCGACCGCCTGTACCGCCGCCGCCGGCTGCTGCGCGAGCATCTGGAGGTGCTGGCCGACTACGGCCGCCGGCTGCTGCCGCCCGACCCCGACAGTCGGCGGGAGCGCCGCGCGGCGCACCTGTGGCGGGAGGCGCTGGGCGAGCTGACGCCGGCCCTGCGTGCCAAGGGGATCGTGGCGTGAACGCGCCGCCCGCCGCCTGGCCCGCAGATTCCGCGCCGGCCGGGGCCGCCGCCGACCCGGCGGGGTGGCTGCCGCCGGTCGCGGTCGTCGGCTTTTCCGGCCGGAGCGAGCTGTGGTGCCTGCGGCTGCTCAAGCCCGGCTTCCGGCACTGCCTGGTCGCGCTCGCCCAGCCGGGCGCGGGCTGGGTTCTGCTCGATCCGCTGGCGCACGCGACCCGGGTCTCCTGGGTCCCCGGGCGGATCGACCCGGTCGGCTGGTTCCTGGCGCACGGCCTGCTGCCCGTGCCGGTGCGCCCCGGTCCGCCCGCGCCGCGCGCCGCGCCGCTGGCGCCGTTCACCTGCGTCGAGGCGGTCAAGCGCGCGCTCGGCATCCGGGCGCGGTTCGTCGTCACGCCCTGGCAGCTGTTCCGACACCTCACACGAGACAAGAAAAAAGTCCTTGACAGGCGCGGCAAAATAGGACTATAAACGTAACTGCACACACCGGAAGTGCGTCCCGATCCAAGCGCCGTCCGCGGGTTCCCCGTGGGCGGCGTTTTTTCTTGGCCGGACCACCCGAACCGGGCGCCCCGGTGTGCCGACCGAGCGGCCGGAGCCACCCCAGCGCAAGACCCCGGCGCAAGATCCTTCTGCCAGTGCAGGACCATTCTGGGAGAGTAGCCCAATGCCCGCCAGCGATCCGGCGACCCCTGCCGCGGTGCGCCGCGTGCCTCACGGCGCGCCGGCGGCCCCGGTACCGACCCAGGCTCAGGCGCCGGTGCCCAAGCACGACCCGGCCGACCTGCTCGCCCGCTACCGCCGGGCGCGCGACCGGCGGACTCCGTGGGAGGGGCACTGGCAGGACTGCGTCGCCTACACCCTGCCGCAGCGCGACGGCGCGGTCGCCGCGGCCGAGCCCGGCCAGCGCGCCGCCGAACGGATCTTCGACGCGACTGCCGGCGACGCCGCGGAGCAGCTGGCGGCAAGCCTGCTCGCCGAGCTGACGCCGCCCTGGTCGCGCTGGGTCGGGCTGAGCCCCGGGGCCGGCCTGGACGACGCCGAGGCCGCCCGCCTGGCGCCGCGCCTGGCGGAAGTGGAGGCGGTGCTGCAGGGCCACTTCGACCGCTCCAACTTCGCGGTCGAGATGCACCAGTGCTTCCTCGACCTGGTGGTGCTGGGCACCGCCTGCCTGTCGTTCGAGGAGGCCGCCCTGGGCGCGCCCAGCGCGTTCCGCTTCACCGCCGTGCCGCTGCGCGAGGCGGTGCTGGAGGAGGGCCCGGACGGTCAGCTCGACGTCACCTTCCGGCGCAGCGAACTGACCGCCGCCCAGCTGATCCGCCGGTTCGGCCGCGACCGGGTGCCGGAGGCCGCGCTGGCCGACCCGTCCGGCGCGGACGCCCAGGGACAGCGCTTTCCGGTGGTCGAGGCGGTGCTGCCGGACGGCAGCGCGTACGACTACGTCGCCGTGCTCGACGAGCCGAACGCCGGCGACGGCGCGCGGGTGCTGGCGGAGGGCCGGTTCGGCCGCTCGCCGTTCGTCAACTTCCGCTGGATGAAGGCGCCGGGGGAGGTCTACGGCCGATCGCCGGTGATGCGCGCGCTGCCCGACATCCGCACCGCCAACAAGGTGGTCGAGCTGACGCTCAAGAACGCGTCGATCGCGGTCACCGGGATCTGGCAGGCGGACGACGACGGCGTGCTCAACCCCGCGACGGTACGCCTGGTCCCGGGCACGATCATCCCCAAGGCGGTCGGCTCCAGCGGCCTGACGCCGCTCGCAGCACCGGGGCAGTTCGACGTCTCCGAGCTGGTGCTGTCCGACCTGCGGGAGCGCATCCAACGGACGCTCCTGACCGGCCAGCTGGGCCAGCCGGCCAGCCCGCACATGACCGCGACGGAAGTGCTGGAACGCAGTCAGGAAACCGCGCGCGTGCTGGGCGCAACCTACGGTCGGCTGCAGGCGGAGCTGTTGACGCCGCTGGTCGGCCGGGCGCTGGCGATCCTGTCGCGCCGCGGCGAGATCGACGGCCTCAGCCTGGACGGCCGGACGGTGCAGCTGCAGCTGCGCGCCCCGCTGGCCCAGCTGCAGGCGCAAAAGGACGTCGCCAACACCGTCGGCTGGATCGAGCGGGTCGCCGCCCTGGGCGATGCCGGGCTGGCGACTGTCGACCTGGCCGCCGCCGCGCGCTGGATCGGCGAAACGATGGGCGTGCCCGCCGGGCTGATCCGCCGCGCGCCGCCGGATCAACCGCCGGCCGTGCCGTCGGAGGAGACGGCAGACGGCGGGGCCTCGCCGGATCCGCCCGCGGCCATCCCCCGGCCCGCCGATCCCCGCGCGGCTGGCCCGGCGACCGCCGATCCGCGACCGGGCGGCCTGGGAACCGCCGATCCATTAGACCGTCCGGGCGCCGGCGTGCCGGCCCGGCCGGCGGGGCAGCTGGGCGATGTCTGAGCCGCCCCCGCCCCAGCCACCGGTCACCGCCACGCCGGAGGCCGACCGGCCGGACGCGGAGGCGGTGGCGCGCGCCTTCGCCCGCTGCTTTTCGGGCGCGGACGGCGCGCTCGCCCTGGACCACCTGCGCCGGATCACCTTCGAGCGCGTGCTTGGCCCCGAGGCGGGCGAAGCCGCGCTGCGCGACCTGGAAGGCCAGCGCCGACTGGCGGCCACGCTGCTGACCCTGATCCGGCGCGGCCGCGCCGGGGACTGAGCCCACTTAACTGCCGCTCCGCCGCCGATTCATCCATCTGACGAGGACCGATCCGTATGACCGACAGCCTGCTCGCCGGCGGCCCGACGCCGGCTGATTCCAACCGCGCCCAGCCGCAGCCCCAGCCCCAGGCCCAGTCCCAGCCGCAGCCCCAGGCCAAGGCCCAGGCCCAGCCCAAGGCCCAGGCCGGGCCGCCGCGCCCCGGGCGCACCCGCATCCCGGAGAGCCCGCAGGTGCCCGACAAGTTCCGCGATCCCGAGACCGGCGACCTGCGCGTCGACGCGCTGCTGCGTTCCTACCTGGAACTGGAGCGCAAACTGGCGCGGATGGTCGAGCTGCCGCAGCCGGACAGCCCGCCCGAGACCGCCGGCGCGTTCCGCCGGGCGATCGGCGTACCGGACACGCCCGAGGAGTACGAGATCCAGCCGCCGCATCCGATGTTGGAGCCCGACCCGGAGCTCAATGCCGCGATGCATGCCGCCGATTTCACGCCGCAGCAGGTGCAGCTGGTCTACGACCTCGCCGCCGAACGGATGCTGCCGGCGATCGACGAGATGGCCAGCGAGTTCGAGGCGGAGCGCCAGCTGGAGCGGCTGGTCGAGCAGTTCGGCGGGGACGACAAGTGGCGTGAAGTTTCCGCCGCGCTCGGCGCCTGGGGGCGCAAGAACCTGCCGGCCGAGGTGTTCGACGCGCTGTCGACCACCTACGAGGGCGTCCTCGCCATGCACCGCATGATGGCGAACGGCGAGCCCGGCCTGGGCGCCAGCGGCGCACCGGCGCCGGAGATGAACGAAGACGAGCTGAAGCGTCTGATGGCCGATCCGAAGTACTGGCGCCAGCGCGATCCGGCGACGATCGCCAAGGTGCAGGACGGCTTCAAACGCCTGTTCCCGGGGCAGGCCGGCGGGTAACCGCGCGGCCTAGGGCAAGATGCTGAAAGGTGGAACCACCTTTAAGCTGAATCTTGCCCTCTCTTCAGGGAGCTAGAGCGAAATTCAGCCAGCAGGCCAATTCGGCCTTCAGGCCTTTCGCTCTAGCCCCGATCCGGTCCGCGGCCGGCGTCTCGCGGTCCCGTTGCGCTTCTTCGGGACCGCTGGAGTGCGCGGCCGCGGACGGCGGAAGGCCGCCGGCAGCCGACCGGCCGGCGGCGCGCGCCCCGGGTTTCCCTCCCCGGCCCGCCGCGCTGCGCGCCCCGGCTTGCGGGCCGCGCGGCCTTCCGCCGTTTTTTGTTTCGCCTCTCCGCCGCCGCCGACAACCCGCGTCCATGCACGACGCGCGGGCCGGCGGCGTGCTGCGCGTGCCTTGCGGCCGCCCGCGCATTGTTCGCGGACGACAACCGCACCGGACGTGCCCGAACGCACCCGACCCGACAACCGAATAGAGAGACCGAGAGACCATGACCCAACAGGTCGACCAGGCCTTCATCCGGCACTTCCAGAACGAGGTGCACACGGCCTATCAGCGGCAGGGCTCGAAGCTGCGCCAGACGGTGCGCAGCAAGGCCAACATCAAGGGCGCCACCACGACCTTCCAGAAGGTCGGCAAGGGGGCCGCCTCCACCAAGGCCCGGCACGGCAAGGTGCCGGTGATGTCGATCGACCACACGCCGGTCGAGTGCCAGCTCGCCGACTTCTACGCCGGCGACTGGGTCGACAAGCTGGACGAGCTGAAGATCAACATCGACGAGCGCCTGGTGGTCGCCAACGCCGGCGCCTACGCGCTCGGACGCAAGACCGACGAGCTGATCCTGGCCGGGCTCGACGGCTCGACCAACTACGCCGGCGCGGACACCGACGGCCTGACCAAAGCCAAGATCCTGACCGCCTTCGAGATGCTGGGCGGCGCGGACGTGCCGGACGACGGCGACCGCTTCGCCGTGATCGGCTGGAAGCAGTGGTCCGACCTGCTGGACATCCAGGAGTTCGCCAACGCCGATTACGTCGGCGCGGACGAGCTGCCCTGGAAGGGCACCCAGGCCAAGCGCTGGCTGGGCACGCTGTGGATCCCGCACTCCGGGCTCACGCTCCAGGCCGGGGTCCGGCAGTGCCACTGGTACCACAAGACGTCCGTCGGCCACGCCTCCGGCTCCGACGTGACCAGCGACATCTCCTGGCACGGCGACCGCGCGGCGCACTTCGTCAACAACATGATGTCCCAGGGCGCTTGCCTGATCGACGCCGACGGCGTCGTCACCATGCGCTGCCTGGAAGCATAAGGAGCTCCGGTCGATGGCATTCCAGGCCCGTAATCTGAGCGTTCTCGCCTACGCCAACGGCTTTACGCTGTGGCACTACACCACCGTCGACGCGGCCGCCGTGGTCGACACGGGCGGCTACTTCGACGCCGCCGCGGAGATGCTGCGGGTGGGCGACATCGTGATCGCCAACGTCGACACCGACGCCACCCCCCGGTGCCGGCCTGTTCCTGATCAAGTCGAACGCCGCCGGCACGGTCGACGCCGCCGACATGACCGCGATCGGCGCGAGCGACACCGACTAGAGCAAGATGCTGAAAGGTGAAGTCACCTTTCAGCTGAATCTTGCTCTCTCTTCAAGCAGTTAGAGAAAAATTCACGATGCAGGTCGAACAGACCTTCATCGATTTTGCTCTAGCGCCGCTGTCTCGCCGAACGCCCGTGGTCCCTCCTCTCCCTGTCCCTCTCCGCCCACTGGCGGAGAGGGAACCCGCCGATCCGCCGTGCCCACCCGCTGCCGAGCCATCGGGATCGGATGGCGCCGCGCGTCCCCTCTCCTCCACTGGGAGGAGAGGGCTAGGGAGAGGAGGTTGCCCGCGGCATCCGCCCGCGGCGCCTGCCTTGAGACTCCCTGCCCGACATCCCTGAAGGACCCCCGTCATGGCGTCTTCCGCCGTCCAGCTGTGTGCGCGCGCGCTGATCGCGCTGGGCGCCCAGCCGATCGCCAGCTTCCAGGAGACCACGCCGGAGGCGCAGGTCTGCCGCACGCTCTACGGCGGCCTGCGCGACGCGCTGCTGTCCGCGCATCCCTGGAGCTTCGCCACCGCCCAGACCCGCCTGCCGCGCCTGACCGCGCAGCCGGTCGCCGACTTCGCGCACGCCTTCCAGCTGCCGCCCGACTTCCTGCGCGCGCTGTCCGCGGGGACGGCGACGCGCGGCCGGGGCATCGCCTACCGGATCGCCGAACGGCGGGTCCACGCCGACGTCGACCAGCTGGTGCTGACCTACCTGTTCCGCCCGCGCGAGGCCGACTTCCCGCCGTTCTTCGACCAGGCGCTGGTGGCCCGGCTGGCCGCCGAGTTCTGCCTGCCGATCACCGAGAGCACCAGCCGCGCGGAGGCGCTGAGCCGGCTGGCCGAACAGGCCTATCAGCGGGCCCGCCAGATCGACGCGCAGCAGGAGACCCCCGCGGCGATCGAGGACTTTCCGTTGATCCAGGCGCGCGCACGATGACCCGCCGGCACGTCCACAAGACCAACTTCACCGGCGGCGAACTGGACCCGCTGCTGCTCGGCCGCGGCGACCTGCGCGCTTACGAGAACGGCGCGCGCGAGCTCACCAACGTCACGCTGCATCCGACCGGCGGCGTGTCGCGCCGGCCGGGCCTGCGGTTCCTGAGCGAACTGCCCGGGCCGGCGCGGCTGATCCCGTTCGAGTTCTCGGTCGCTGAGGTCTACATCGTCGCGTTCTCCAACTTTCGGATGGACGTCTACCAGGACGGGCAGCTGATCGCTGGCAACATCGCCGCGCCCTGGCAGCAGGGCACGCTGCCCGAACTCGCCTGGGTGCAAAGCGCGGACACGCTGATCGTAACCCACCCGAGCTCGGTTCCCCGGCTGATCACACGCAACGCCGCTGGCAACTGGTCGATCGCGCAGCTGAAATTCACCACCATCGGGCCGCGCCACATGGTCCCGTACGCAAAGCCGGTTGGCGACGACGTTCGCCTCTGGGTCGGCGCGGCCACGGGCACCGGCATCCGGCTGGGTGCGGAGAACGACTTCTTCGTGCCCGAGCACCTCGGCGTTCGGTTTCGGCTCAACGGCGGCGAGGCCATCGTCACCAACTACATCGATCCGGTGAAGCTCGACATCGACATCACCGTGGACCTGTCGGATACGGCGTGGACGTACGATTGGGCGGAAGCCGCCTATTCGGACGTCCGGGGATGGCCGTCGATCGCCGCGTTCCATCAGAACCGCCTGATCCTGGCCGGGGGAGCCACCCTGCCGAACCGGATCTTCATGTCGAAGACGGACGACCTGTTCAACTTCGACCCCGGGTCCGGACTGGACGACCAGGCGATCGACTTCGAGCTGTTGAGCGATCAGGTGAACGCCGTGCGCGGCTTGCTGTCGGGGCGCGACCTGCAGGTGTTCACCAGCGGCGGCGAGTGGCGGGTCACCGGCGATCCCCTGACCCCGACCAGCGTGCAGGTCAAGCGCCAGACCCGCTTTGGGTCGCGCAGCGACCGCTACACCGCGCCGAAGGTGATCGACGGCGCGACCGTGTTCGTCGGGCGCACCGGCGACCAGCTGAACGAGTTCAGCTACTCCGACGCCGACGGCGCCTATATAACCGACGATTTGACCCTGCTCGCCAAGCATCTGGTGAGCGACATCGTCGAGCTCGACTACCAGCCGTCGAACCGACTGCTCTACTGCGTGAAGGGCAACGGCGATCTCGCCGTGCTGACCCAGTACCGTAGCGAGAAGGTCACGGCCTGGTCGCGCTTCACGACCGACGGTGAGGCGCGCGCGATCGCGGTGATCGACCCCTACGTCTACCTCGTGGTGGAACGCGACGGCGGGCATTTTCTCGAAGTGCTGGAGGAGGCCGTGCAGCTGGACGCGGCGATGACCGGCACGGCCGATCCCCCGGCGGCGACCTGGTCCGGGCTGGACTACCTGGAAGGCCGCAGCGTGTCGGTGCTCGCCGATGGGATCGTGAAGCCGCCGGTCACGGTGTCCGGCGGGACGATCCAGCTGGACGCACCGGCCTCGGAGCTCGTCGCCGGGCTCGGCTACAGCCATGTCGTGGAGCCGCTGCCGCCACTGGCCAGCAACGCCATCGGCACCGGCTACGGCATCAAGGTGCGGCTGATCGAGGCGACCTTTCGGCTGCTCAACAGCCAGTCACTCGCGGTCGACACCGGCGACGGCGGCACGGCCGCTCCGTTCCAAGTGCTGGGTGGCGACCTGCTGGACGCGCCGGTGCCGTCGTTCAGCGGCGATAAGAGCGTGCGCGCGCTCGGCTGGCGGCCCGCCGGGATGACGCCGCTGTGGCGGATCGTTGGCGACGCGCCGCTTCCCTTCACGCTGTTGTCCGTGACAACCGAAATCAAGGTGAACGACTAATGGGCGGTTTTCAGTCCGTCGTCCCCTCCATCATCGACGGGGCGGTGAGTTATACGAGTACCCGAAGCAATGCGCGCCAGGCCCGAGCCGGCCGGACCGCCGATCTGGAAGCCGCGCGCCAGCAGCGTGCGTGGGAACGCGAGCAGCAGATCGCCCAGCGCAAGGCGGATGTCCTGGCCCGGCGTGAGGAACACCGGCATCAGCAGCGCCAGCAGGAGCAGGCCTATCAGCGCGAGCAGGAGGCCGCACGGACCGCCTATCAGCGCGAGCAGGCCAGCTACGAACGCGAACTCGCGGCAAAGCGGGCCGCCGAGGAGCGCCGCCGGGCGGCCGATCGGGCCGCCTACGAGCGCGAGCTCGAAGCCAAGCGGCTACTGCAGCAGGAGGCGTTCCAGCGCGATCGCACGGCCGATCGGGCCGCCTACGAGCGCGAGCTCGAAGCCAAGCGGCTACTGCAGCAGGAGGCGTTCCAGCGCGATCACACGGCCGAGCAGGCGGCCTACGAGCGTGAGCTGGAAGCCAAGCGGCTACTCCAACAGGAGGCGTTCGAACGCGATCGCACGGCCGAGCAGGCGGCCTACGAGCGTGAGCTGGAAGCCAAGCGGCTACTCCAGCAGGAGGCGTTCGAACGCGATCGCACGGCCGAGCAGGCCGCTTACGAGCGCGAGCTGGAAGCCAAGCGGCTACTCCAACAGGAGGCCTACCAGCGCAATCAAACGGCCGAACAGCAGGCCTATGAGCGCGACCTGGCGATGCAGCGGCAGCTGCAAAGGGAGGCCCACGAGCGCGAACTGGAGATGAAGCGGCAGTTGGAGCGTGAGGCGTTCGAGCGCGAACGCGAACTGGAACGCGAGCGCACGCGCCGGGCGCGGGAGATCTACAACGCCGAAAACCCACCGGCAAAAGCCGATCCCAGTCTGGTCCGCGAGCGGCTCAGCACGCTGGAAGACCGTGCGGAGGACCGCACCAGCCGGGCCCAACAGCTGTCCCAGTCGCAGGCGTCCGCGCGGGCAAAGGCGGCCTCGGCCGGGATCAGCGGCGGCGGCACCGCCAAGGCGATCCAGCGCAACCTGATCGACCGGAACCGCAAGGCCGGCGAACGCGCCGAGACCAGGTTCCAGATCCGCCTGGACGAGCAGGATAAGCGCCACGCCCGGAACCTGCTGGAGGCCGAGAACCGCCGCCGGCGCGCGATGCTGGGCCTGGAGACGCAGTTGGAAAGCCGCGCCAAGGCCAGGCTGCCAGAACGTCTATAACCTTCCGGCTGAACCTTGCCGTCGCTTGAACCGGTCGAGCGACGGCCACGCGGCAGCTCGATCCGAGCTTCCGCGATGACGCCCTCAGCCGGATCGCGAACCCACCTCCCGTTGATCGGAGAACGCCCATGCCCGACGTCCTGGTCGCCGATGCGCGGCCGTACGTCCAGTACGCCTGCGACGGCGTGCAGACGATTTTCACCTATCCCTTCCCGATCCTGGCGGCCGAGGACCTGACGGTGGTGCTGGACGATGGCAGCACGCCGTCCGGGGTCAGCGTCGCCGGCGTCGGCGACGACGGCGGCGGCACGGTGACGCTGAGCGTCGCCCCGGCGGACGGCCGCAGCCTCACCCTGTTCCGTGACATGCCGATCGCCCGCACCACCGACTTCCAGGAGGCCGGCGAGTTCCGGGCGAGCGCGATCAACGCCGAACTCGACCGGTTGACGATGCTGCTGCAGCAGCTCGAGGCGCAGGTCGCTCAGGCGGTCAAACGCGCGCCGGAGGATGCCGACAGCGCGCTGCTGCTGCCGCCGAAGGACATGCGCGCCGGCCAAGTGCTGGCGTTCGACGGCGACGGCGTGCCCGCGCTGGTACCCGCGCCCGGTGGCGTCGTCTCTGGCGGGGCGGCACGGCGCAGCAGCGACCTGACGGCCGTGCGCGCCCGGCTGGCGGCCGCCGTGCCGGGCCCGCTCGCCATGCCGAGCTTCGCCCTCGACGTCACGCTCGGCGCCGGCCTTTCGGCGATCGCGGCGCGCCGTACCGGCACGGCCCACGCGACCGACGCCGGTGGCCGGCTGATCGCGCAATCGGCGGATACCGTGCGGGTCGACCACGATCCCGCGACCGGCCAGCCATTGGGCGTGCTGACCGAAGGGCCGCGGACCAACCTGCTGCACGATAGCTTCAACCCGGCCAGCCAGACCCGCACCTTGGCAGCCGGCGTCTATACCCTGTCGGTGCGCGGGTCCGGCAGCTGCGCGCTGTCCGGCGGGCCGGGCGGGTCCGCCCAGCAGGGCACGCCGGTCACGTTCACACTGGGCGGCTCGACGGCCGTGACCTTCACGGTCTCGGGCGACCTGTCGGCGATCCAGTGCGAACCCGGCGAGACCGCGAGCAGCCCGATCGCGACGCCGGCCGGCGGCAACGCCACCCGCCCGGGCGAACGGCTCGACCTGGTCGAGCCGGTCTGGATCGGGCCGGCGGGGCTGAGCGTCGTGGTCGAGGCGTATCTGCCCGACGTTCCGGCGAGCGACGTCTGCCGGCTGCTCAGCCTGGACGACGGCAGCGAGGCCAACCGTCACGAGCTGCTCTACGCCAGCGACCAGACCCGAGTATTGCTGTTCACCAAGACCGCCGGGGCCAGCCAGGGCAACATCGACGGTCTGCTCGGCGGCTGGGCGGACGCTACCGCCCACACCCTTGGGATCGTCGTCGGCCCGGGGCAGCGGGCGTTGTTCGTCGACGGCACCAAGGCTGGATCGGACATGATCGCCGATCCGGTGGGCGCGACCACGCTGCGGATCGGCCGCGATTACGCGCAGACGCCCTGGCCGGGCCACGTCCGCCGGCTGCTGACCTTCCCGCGGTGCCTGTCCGATGCGGAGATGACCGCGCTTACCGGCTAGGGCAAGATCGCGGAAGGTGTACGCACCTTCCGCGATCTTGCCCTCTCCTCAGGCAGTTAGAGCAAAATTCACGATGCAGGTCGAACAGACCTTCATCGATTTTGCTCTAGGCCCCACGCCCATCGGGAGACCGGCTTGACCGAGGCCACCCGGCGACTGCAGCTGCGGCTGCTCGAGACCCTGCCCGGGATCGCCGAA